TGACTAAATGGGCTGATCCCACTGACCTAGTTGAAGTGACTGTAGGCCCATCTGATGCTCTCACTATCTCCCGCACTATCTACAGAAGCTTAATCTAGTAGTGCGATGCTTATATAAAACGCTAGGAGAAATCCTAGCGTTTTATATTATGGAATGTGTTAAATTGTATATGATATCCATTTTCCAAATATATGACTACATTAGTACTGACCATTCTAAGTCCCTTTGACTATGAGTTCGGGGGCAAAAATCGCGCTTACTTCACAGGAGATAGACCTCACTTCGACCTTAATGATGTACAGGCGAAAGAGGAGCTCAAGTTTCTAGTTAGCCCGCAGTCTATTCATCTAGATTACTTCTATCTCGATGAGTATCAACAGGGCTATAAGGAATTAATGGATGAAGTAAACCGCGAGGGCGCTAACTACGATTACATTGAAGGCGAGGTTACCCACGGCGTCTCTACTCAAGAAGAGAGTTTCATCAGTTACGAAGTATATGATATCCCAGTGGGTTTACCAGGAGAGCCTCTAGTACCTATTGAAGAAAAGGCTCCTGAGTTAGGAGAGTCCGGTATGCCTCCCGTAGAGCCTGAGATCTACAATGAAGATGATGACGAGACTACGGTCTTCCTGACAGCAGATGGAAAGGAGATTGAGGTTAGCACCGTTAACAGCCCTACCCTCATTAATGCTGCTAATTTAGATAGACGAGCCCAGTTAGAAAAACTGACATCTAACGAAATCAAGGATATAGCTGTAGAAAAAGGTATTCGTTTCATCGGTAAGGCGCGCACTATTGATGCCCTAATGAACCTTGAGTAACCGGAGGTTACATTGAACAGTTTTGGCCAGAGTGGTCCCATCCGCACCTATATAGAGACTAACCGCGAAGCATTCCTCGATATGGTAGTCTCTCACAGTGTTCTATTATCAGCCTATAGACGACGGCAGGATGAGGTAGTGGCTGTAGCGCTGCAACAGGCCTATCCGCGCATGGGCTTGATACTGAGCGCAGCCCGCGCTCTGGATAACACATATCTATTCGGCGATACGTATCCCATAGTATTCCAGCGAGTAGTCGAGATACTCAGTGATTCTAGCGGACCATTCCAAGAGGGTCTACTGGCCATAGCAGCTACTCTCACTGCTAGTCGTCTAATAGCCTCCATTCCTATTGATGCTAATGTTAAGAATATAACGCTAGCGGAAAATCTAGAGAAGGCGGCTATAACCGATCTAGAGCGTATCATAACTCTCTATAAGGATGGTTTAGTATCAGGAGACGGGACACGAGAGCTAGATACTGATAAGGAACGTACTTTCTACTTTGCACTTAACCTCAACCTAGACTCACTGTCCTATACTGATTTCACATCTATCAATCTAGATACGAGCCGGCCCAACTCACCAGTACGACAGTTAGAGACACTACATATAGATAGCGATAACTATAGCTATGTATATCTCTACTTATCTAATAAAACGGGCCCCACCGACGGATACGTAGTAAGTAACTCTAGTGCAGTAGAAGTCATAGTGCCTATGGTAAATGGCTATACTATTCACGACGTCATATCTAGTGTCACTATGGCTATTAATAATGCTACGCTAGGCGCACTAGACTGCACTAACCTATTGGTGGGCCCTAATAGTAAGAGGCCCCGCTCTGTGCAACTGGACATAGATAGTAAAAGTTATTTCCCGAATGAATTACCTAAGCGCACGAGGGCCTCTGTATGGTTCGAGACGGTAGGTATGAGCCTGGGAGTACGGCGCCACGATGCCACTATTGGTAAAGAGCTGGTGATAATGTCGGCCCATACTATAGCACTAAGCGCTATATTACCAGGCTATCTAGGCGAGTGGACTGCAGGCACTACATACGCTATTGGTAATGTAGTCAGATATAATGGCCTATTCTACCGAGCACTAGTAGCAGGTCTAAATCCAGCCCCTCCCAACGCACGGTGGGAAGTTGTTACTATAACACCTGCCATGGCTATAGCAGCCCGTGCCTCTAGTGAGTATCACATCCCAGGGCTACTCCATAGTACGGAACCTGACTTTAGTTCTATGGGAGAATGGGGAAGTCGTTCTCTTATACTCGAGGTCAAGGAGGGTAATTATAAGGCTATGGAGCCCACACCGACTACCGATTATGAGCTCAATACGTTTTACTTCAGAACTACGGGCCCATTAGAAGGAACCGTACGACTTCGTATTAGTAGTAGTCAGCCTACAGAAGAGAGTTATACATTCTTAGATACGGACGATACATTACTCATAGAGGTAAATGGTTTAACACCTATGGCACTAGTGGAGACTCTACTACAGGCTACATACTCTATAAGCCCTTACACTGGGGTACTAGGCGCTATACATATTGATAGAGATGGCGTGCCGGGCATAACCTTCACGTCCTTTAGAGAATCAGCTCTTGAGATAAGAGAGATAATCGATCTACTAGCAGGAGATGGTGGCTTCCCTAGCAAACTCGAGGTAGGAGTAGGGGATGAGGTAGCCAATAGATCAGCCTATACAACGAACCCCCGCTCTCTAATTATAATGGCTAAGAAGCAAGATAACTTAAATGAGAATAGGGCCGCCATACTAGACTCTAATAAGAAGGGCGGTAAGGTAGTTAGAGTAACTACAGGAGATATGAGCCCACGCCTCCAGGATGTATTTGACCGTCTCAGGAGATTAAAATGACAGATCTCAGGATAGAGAACTCACTATACGACATCAGCCGCTGTCTATTCACATATTTATCTAATCACCCTCTACTCTACTACCCATTAGTAAAGCACCCTGTCACTGGAGCCGTAGTGAATATAGAGTACTGGAGACAGGCAGCGGGACTAGCTACACAGCCGGGCCTCGTTTGTTCTATATTCCCTAATAATGAAGCGGAGACTAGCACACCTCATAGCTCTATAGGTTATGAGGTTAGTAGTGTATATAAACCCCATACTATGGGAGGAATGGGGGGCTATGAACAGGCCTGCTTTAACTTCATAATACGATTCTCTATGCAAGAGGTTAGCTTCGATGATCTCGATATAGAGGAGTGTCCTGTACTTATAACTGATAATTTAGAGCCACGCCTACAAGAACCCATAGTATCTACTGCTAGACTGGCTATTAGTCCTCCACTAGCTATTATCAGTAACTACATGGAGTTAACGCGCCTTGCATTATACGATAATGAACACAGCATAGCGCTACCAGGTGATAATATACAGGTATTGAGTAGTAATTACTCAACTAGTAAATGGGAGGACAGTGGTAACGTTTACTTTCATCAGGGTAGTCTATTAATAGCTCTAGATAGTTACGTCAGCAAGGGCTGGCGGGATAGATTAAGACAACCCCTAGAGAGATTTACTATACTAGATCCTACTTGAGTCTATCTAATAACTGATAAGACTACTAAGTCCCTACGGATATATAGATAAATGGCTCGCGCCCCCTTTATAGAATTTCAAGATACTAATGTAGGTTTTGCCTTGCCGCGGCCGAACGTATTGAATCGGATCGCCATCATAGACCGATTTAATCGAGGGCCGGCTAACATCCTGACCTACATTGGTAACTTCTCGGACTTTGCGTATCGCTATGGCTCCGACACTAGTCCAGGTTCATTACAGTACCAGGCTGTATATGATCAATTCGCTAATCAAGATGATGCTAACATTGCCTTAGTACGAGTTACTGGCCGGGGCCGCCCTGCTTCTGCATCCCTCACATTCTCTGGTGTAGCGGGAGTTAATAACACTCTCAATATCCACACCAATTTCGTGGGAGAGGTTATTGCTCGCGAGGATGCACCTGCTGATATAGTATGGCCTATGCTCACTAATACTGCCGTAGCGCCTGTAGTCAATAGTAAAGAGACAGTAGCCGCGACGGGCCCGTATACTGGTTCTACCAGTGGCCGATATTTCCTTCGCGTTGATGATGTCGCTGCTGGTGTAGCTACTATTAAATGGCAATTTGTACCACTGGGTCAGAATCCACTTAACTGGGCGGCTGTCACTACGGATATTGATGTTAATATTGCTGCTGGTGCAGGTAGTTCTAGTAACGTTCTCATCCCACTAACTAGTAATAACATCAGCGTTCGTTTCGGTACTGTAGTCGGTGCGGCCCTCAATCTAGTAGAGGGTAATAGCTGGAGTATTAGAGTTAACAAGTATGTAGTCTCTGTGCCCATCTTTAGCGGCGATTTACCTAACCAGATTGTCACTAGCCTGATCAGTGCCTGTGCAGGTGTGGAGCCCTTTGGTGAGATTACTCGTAATGTTGAGGACAACGGAGTAGTCATTCAATTAGAGCCTGCTCTCACTGGTTCTAT